CTTCGCCAGTACCCATATGCACTACTTCGTCTCCTGCACGAAAACGACAGCCAAGTGTGCTCTGTAGAACAACATGAAAACGACTATAGTATTCGGCATGTTCGGGGGTATCTGCGTGAGGGAAAATCATTCCACCGGGAGCGATCTTGTTAATCATGACCCGACCCAGACGTTCACCACCCACATAGTGCATCAAATTCATCACTATCGGACGAGCCTCAGTGAGCAGCTTATATGCCGGATAGTCAACATTCTCGTGTTGGTCATACTTGCTCAGATGATCTTGCAATTCAGCCTCAGTCTCACATACCGATTTGACCGGGAATCGTAACATGATTGACTCAATCATCTTGAACGGACCCTGAGGATAATCACGTAAATATGTGTCCTCTTTCCAGAGTTCTGGGCGACGAGCGACAGCTAACATTAATGGTTTGACGTCCATCCCGGTTGTGAGACGTTGAAAATTTTTCATGGGTTGTAGTACGGAACTTTTTTATCTGCCCCTGTACTGTCAATGATTGTCAGGTACCCAGCAGGTGTAACAGGTAATGCAGACGCAACCCCCGCCGTGGCCGAAGTCGACTCACCGCCATCCAGTATCCTGACTTTCTGAGCAAGTGTTACAAAAAAACCATACCAACTTCGAGCAAAGCGCGAATCGATGTTATCAACACCATCTAGAGCAGGGGTGTTGGCAGAAATGTTAAGGTTGGTATTATTCGACATTCATATTCGCCGCATAAATCGTGACCGAGATAGGGTCCGATATTGACAGCTCGTAAACACGGGTCCGGGATTGACCTAGGCGGGTGAACCGCACACGACTCTCATACTTACCGGTCTTACCGATCTTCCGTGACCGCTGATTGCTCCAAGTCTTGCCACCATCATCTGACCAGCGAAGCATAGCCATAGGATCAGACCCCTGACCTTCTTGCAGGCCAATACCCACTTCCATGTCGAATTGAATGGACATGTGAGGAATTCGGGTGTTTTGTGCTGCAATGTAAGGCGAAGAACGAAGCCGAACTAACGGCGTTCCGTCATCATCGAACGTGGTGGTATCCAGCACATATAACTTACCATTTTGCCAATCACCGACAATGTTTTTCCGGTTAAAGAAGCCATGACAATTTCCCCGATGACGATCGAACTGACCATTTTCTTTTTTCCATGCCCTTTGGTGCCATGTGTCTGTAACGGTGTCGTAAACCCACGTGACACCTTGAGTCGGGAAGGATAAAACATAAAAGAAATGACCTTCTTGCTGGTAAGTATATGCAACTGCATCAGAAATGACTGCATATTTTGCGATCGCTTGTTCTAATGACGAATTACTGATTTGCTTGATTCCGTATCCCATAGTGCGGAATACTAGCCCCTCACCATTTCTATTGGACGAGAGCCAGAAGATCGAATCGACGATTTTCGTAGCACTATAGGGGGCCACACAGCCCTGCTCGATAAACACACCGGGCACACGACTGTAACCGAATCCAGCTGTACCATCACCGGTCCACACTTCAATAGTAGACTGACCAAACAACCAAACTTCTTGATGATTAACCACCAGCGTGACCAAACCATCCGGGGAACCCTCAGCAGTAGCGAAATTTAGAGGATTCAAAATTGTGGAATAAGCATCCATGACCCAGAACTTGGATGTGCCGGGCTGATTGAACACATACTGACCATTAATAAATCCAATACCAGTAGCACCAGTGAAAGAAATATCAGTGTAAGTGGTGAGAGTATTGGCCGCTGGGTTGATGACCCAAGCGATAGAACCTGCACTGGCGAAAATAGTGATCCCATTGGTTTCCATAGCCACCGGGCCAGTACCAAATGGTACAGTACCAATCAATATTGCTGTACCACCGACGTCATACCGATAAACTTTGGTTGACATGACCACGAACATGGAATTATCATCAAATACCAAAATCCCACGAACACCTTGCTGGTTCTCACTGGATTTATTCGCCCAAAGCTTCAATCCGGGACAAGACACCAGTTTGGCAGCAGATTTGGCAGTGCCACTGGCCGCCACTGATGGAAACAGATTGATACAGCGCTGTGCATCGAACGGTAAAGACCGATCAACATGTGAACTACCAATAAATCCGACCAATTCAGTCATGAACTAGTCCTCCAATCCCAGCTACGTCCAGTTTCCACCATGGGAACGCTGGAATAATCCATTTCGGCGTTGTCAACATTTGTGACTTTAATATTGCCGAGCGACTTGTTCGCGATTTGACGGATTTGCGTGATATCGGTAAGCTTGTTTGAATATTCTGGCCATAAGTCTACTGCTAGATTGTATCGCAACGCTCGGAGGTAGCCGGGAGGTAATATGATTTTAGTCTGCAAGCCTTCCACACGGGTCATTACTCGACCAGCGGTGATGCCAATTGTGACAGATTCAGAGGGGACGGGCCATAGAGTTACTTCTGCCAAAGGATATAAGTTGATAAACATCAACCGTTCCACCAGAGGTTGAGAAGTCCCCTTAAGAGGGATGATGTTATACTCAGTAATATCGATGGTCCGAACGTATGTAGTTACACCATTACGGATACAATAGGCATCATTAACAAACACCGGACGTTGAGCGTCGATCTCACCACCTATCCCGTATGTATATGTAGCTTTACCGGGGGTTGTGGTGAACTGGTCATTGTTCGTAGCATATACCGCCAACGACTGTGTAGACCAGCCATCAACCATTTCATTCAGAGTTTGTAATGCATCATTCGCATCTTCGGGTTCTGGTTCCTCACCTGCCGCAATAGCATTGATCAACCGCATGGAGCGGGTAATCAACTCCAAAGCGGTGATCGTATCTGAACTGCTTGCGAGTATGATTGTCATGCTGTTGTGACCACGTTAGTCCATGTGGACGCACCATTCGTATTAATGTACATCCGAGTAGTGGTGCTTGAACCGTCTGTCCTCAAGTACAGTGAACCTTTAGCGGCTGCAAGAGTCGGAAGACCTGACCCAAAAAATATACCCAAATCAGCAGTGCTGGACATCGTCAATCCTAATCCTGCCGTACCACCCGCAGGAACAGCAGTGTCAGGGGCGATTATGACCCTTCCAGATATCGCAATACGCATGGCGTCTGTGATACCGCTATTCACTACAAACCGAATATTTGCTGCGCTATAAGTACCGACTACTAGGTCAGATGATGCAACTGCGATGTAACCATAATTGGGCTGGCCAAAAGACCCAGAACCAGCGAACGCGCTCGAATTAATACCAAGCTCAACAAATCCGGCAACCGACGATGCGACATTATTACTGACATTTAAGTTAGTACTGGCATTGGTAGCAGCTGATTTGTTCTGCAATACTAACTGGTTGTAACCCGCTGTCGTACTGCTGAATGAGGCAATAATGCCTGTGTCTGTGTAAGTCAGACTATCTCGTGTATCTTCAAGAATGAAGTCAGAATAAGTAACCGTCGTATATCCGGGCGAAGTCACAGTCATATCATAACGACCATCGGCAGCGTAAAACGCAGCATTTCCGGTGTTAGAGGTAGTGAACGGATTAGGTGAAAGTGTGACCCCGTTATCACTGTAAATGGTAGCCAGTACCGATGTACCTGCATTATATACACTGCACGTCGCACCGACTAAAGGGGTAAGATTCCCCCGGAACACACCTTGTATATCTTGAGAGAATTTTTGCATTTCGTGTTCCTGATAGGCTCTCCGAGGCGCTCTAGGGGGTCCGGGCTATATATACAGGGGACCGAGAGTCAGAGCGCCACGGAGATACTACTCGGTATCGGCGACAGGGTCCACCGGGGCATCGAGCCAGTCGGGACCTGACGCCTCTTCCTCTTCAACAGAATTGACCGTTTTTTGTTTGGTCGCATCGCCGTTGAGGTACAGCATCTTTGGGTATTCTTGGATTTCGAACATGAAATTCTCCTAAGTACAATAAAGGGGGCCGAATTACTCCAGCCTCCTACTTATTACCTTTAAATTAGGTAGGCGAAGACAGAGTGCCGAAAGGAGCGAGAATCGCCCAATCAACAGTCACGGCTGCAGTGGTTGCGGCATTCAAGAAAATCGTGAACGAACCGTTTGCGGCCACCACACGAGTCACGTTAAACGCGGTCGTATCAGCAACGGCTTGTGCGATCGCCGCATAAATCAACGTTTGCGCAGTGACTAGCGGATTCGTGATAACTACAGATGAAGCAGCAGCAGCAACAGCACACGCACCACCTGATAATGTAGTAGTCACAGCACCGGGGGTTGGAGGTCCAGAACTAGTAACCGCTTGACCGGCAGCAATCAACGTGTCCTCAGTGGATTTCGGCAATTCGACAATCGTACCAGCAGCATAACCGCCATATGGACGCGACAGCAGAACGAAACCACCTTGCGATACCCAACGGGGAGTAGGCTGGGCAACACGGGTGACCACGGTACCCAAAAACAGCAGTACAACTGCTACGAGGTGAGAAAAGAATTGTTTCATGATGTTTCCAGAAGTTAAAGGAAAGAATCGGGGTCCTGTCACAGCCCCGAGGTTATTACAGCGCGTAACCGCAACTGAGTTCGGGGTATGGTGAAGCCCAACCATACAACACGTCGATACGCATGATCGAAACGTCACCCATGCCGTCATAGAATTCCGTGACTTTCAAACGGAAACCTTTGTACTCAGTCTGAGAGACATCAACCACACCTTTACCACCCTTGGGTGCCCACATTGGGACCATGGCCAATGTGAACGCATCC